GCCGCCCATATGCTCGACCGCGTCCTCTAGTAACCGCTTATCTTTACCGGGTAAACCGGCTCGGTGACAGCAATGATCTAGAGAGTAGGCAAATTCGTTCTCATCGACTAGGACACACGCCGCCAAGGTATCATCGATCAGTGCCCCGGTGAAATTCGCTCCCATCTCTTGCATCCAGCCGTAATCATAGGCTGCACTATGGAAGAGGAGTCTTGTTCCTGACCGAGCAAGGTCGGTGATCCATTGCATCACCTGCCCGTTATCGAAGTTATCGCTATCTGGATGGGCGATTGGCGCGTAGCCATTGGAGCCTTCGGCAGCCCAACTGACTCCGCAGATATAGCCCCAAGGTCCGAGCGCCCAGCCCGGTCCTTGGTCCTTCTGGAGACCGATATCCTTGGTCTCACAATCGAGCGCCACCACCGGTCTACCCCGTAGATCAGGGAGCTCGGTTGGTGGCGTCCAATCACTTTCCGGTTTGAAGAGGGTGAGTTGTCCCTCTTGCCATTTAGTTCGAGAGGCCATTAAACCTCTTTATCTAGTTCCGCTCGCAATTCGTTGGCCAGTTCGTCTATGTTATTCAAACCGTGTTGACCCCCGTCCTCGGGCGTGCCAGGTCGGTCGTTTGCAGCCCCGCTGCGACCCCCTGGGAGGCCGCTGGAGAGCTTGGAGGTACCGGCCGACGGCTTACCCTCGGCCGACCCGTTTGACGGGTGCTGGCGCTCGTACATAATTGCTTGAACCCGCGTCTTAACGTCCTCACGCGGCATATTCCAGCCGCGAGCGAGTGCTGAATAGATATCGTCCGAATCGTAAGGGCGAATTGGAGTGCGAAGCCGTTCGGCAACCATCTCCGCGTACCCGGCGATATCATCCCAGTGGTCGGGCTCTTGTGGATCACCCGCTAGGATACGGGCCATCTTATGGGCAACCATATAAAGCGAATGCTTCATAGAGTCGTTCAAAGTTGGCCAATTGCGCTCGGCTTGGAGCGCCCGCATAATGGCCCACGTCGCCCGGCTGTTCTCTTCGAACTCGCCGTGCTTCGCTGGGCGTTCTGCTAGAATCTTATCGACTGACACTTTGTTCATTCCTTTTCGTGTTGACTTAGAACCTTACTATGCCGTGCTTCAGCCGCGTCTACAAATTTGCAAACATTGCCGAACTCTTCAGGGACTTCTAGGCGATCGGCCAATACCAGCGCCGCCTTCTTCGTCCGTATGATAATCGGTATAGCGAGTAGATTACCTAGCTCGCGCTCCATCATACCAAAGACCATCATCTCTAACAAGTCGCATATCTTAATCTTCCGTAGGCTATTCGCATGCAGCGTAGGTAATGGACCCAAGCCCATACGTAGGAATGCGCCATCTTCGACTTTGGCGAACTCTACCTTAAGTGCCGGATTCTCCATCTTGACCGGAAAGGGGATATCTCCGGTTATGAGCTCTGCCACATCATGCTTCCGAATATACTCCTCGACCGGGGAGCTCAGTTCGCCGAAGATTTGCTCGTAGATGAGCGCGACTTGCCAACTGTGTTCCCCGATCGTTTGGACCTGTATCGTGGGCCAGGCGTGGTAGCGTTTGACAATCCCCGCGAGGCGCACATAATCGGTCACATGGTCGCTCATAGTTATTCCTCATCTATGAACCCCGTACCCACTTTACTGACTTTACCCTGCTTACCCTTGGAAGGCAACGCTGGATCCATATCCTTCACTTCAGGCTCGTGATCCTGCAATCGTTCTCTAGCGGCGGCTCGCTCACGCGGCGGGAGTTCTCTAGCAGCCGAGCTCGCCCGCGACGCGGCGGCTTGGCCTACACGGGAAAGAATCTCGACCTTACCGGTCCCTTGGCAGATCACACATTCAGTCTCGCTCTTATCTTGGGCAACGACGCGCCCGGTACCGTGACACGAGTCGCAGTCACGTATCTTCTTGATTGTACGAAAGATGCTCATCGATTTCTCCTTATGGTGGCTTGTAGGGTTTCACGGCCAAAATGACTTACGGAATACCCAGAAACCGAACCCTACCTTGTAGCGCCTCTCACGCTTGCCCGTTGCCACCCGGCTGCAGGAGGATACTCCTGGGCTCCGATCACTTTTGTCTCCGTTCCAGCCACGCGATCGTGGCTTGGCGCCAGTCAGGCGCAACGATAGTATACGCCCAGTCCAGCGCCTGTCTATACTCCTTCGCTTTGCGCGCCTCATTAGCCAAGAACATAGGTCGCGCCGTACTCTCAAAGAACGTATTCTTGAAGTCATGACCGTTATGCGGGTCACGGACATATGCCTTGACTTCTTTGTCGAAAGTCTTTGGATCATCGACCAGCGGAATCGTACCCGGATACGTCTTCCAGCCGTTGGCAGCTGTAAGATCGGCTAGGTGCCGGGTGCTATCGTACATATGCCAGTTCCAGCTGAACTGTGTGAACTTACCCACTGGGACACCGATCCGCGCCGCCAGATATTCCTGGAGGATCGATAGATGTACGGCGTTCGCCCCGTACACACCCCATACGATATCGTTAGAGCGAGCCGTGGTGCATAGCTCCAGCGTCCCGTCAAGAATCCGTAGGTAGATCTGCGTGTTGCAAGGGCGGTCCTTCAGGTTTGGTTCTATAAGATCGGTCTCACAGTCCCACATCTGAATAAGCGCCTGTCGACTGGTTGGATCTTTGGTCAAGATTTTCGCTACGACACCCAACTGGTTCAATTCACCATAGCGATCGCCGCCTATGCTAACGTTACTAGCGAAGTGATTACGCCAGCGGTAGCCGTAGGCACCGTGCAGCCGCCCGTCATCCTCGGCAAACCGGGCGGAGAAGTCACTGACGAACTGGTCCAGCCAACGCGCATCATCCTCACCGGCCAGCATCCATAGTGCTTCATGTAAATGGAAGATAGGGTTGGCGTCACGTACCGGGTCAAACAGTACGCGCTCAGTAGGCTTGTCATATATCGAGACGACTGGACAAGGCGCAACACGTACTGTCCCCATTCTGGATGACTCTACCTCACCAATCTCGTTAATGAGATTGATGGCATTCAGCCAGGCATCATTGACATTCCGAGCATAGATTGTTCTCATAATCCGAGCAACTCCATAACTCTGGCGTGGGCCGCAGGACGATCCAGTGGCTCCACCTTAACCCCGGCCATCTTATTCGATTTATTCGTCACTAAGAGAGTGTGGTGCTTGGCGCGGGTGTTGTGTTCGTTCAAAGGCTTCTTCGCCCCTCGCGCTATTCTACGCTGGTTTACCCCGTCTAGGCAAGTTTCAAGGGGTGTCGTAAGGTAGACCACGGTTAGCCCCGGTATTCGCTTCAGGCGCTCAACGCCGTAGGAGCTCACCATGAGTCCTTCGAGTAGGACTGACTGACCTTGCCTGACCTGATCGACCACAAACTCCTCTACGACGTCCGCAGCGCCCTTCCAGGAGAGCGTATCACAGCCGCCACACGTCGCGTCGTACCGCCCCATCACCGTGACCGGGGGGACCTTCCAGACGTATGCGCCGGTCTTCCACTTCTCGTACGGTTTGATTGGGTCCCCGAGCTTGACCGTTTGCGCTGTTGCAACGCCGCCGCACTTGGCGATCACCTGCTCAGCTATCCAAGTCTTCCCCGAACCCGAAGTCCCCCGGATAAGCACAACACTCATGGCAGTTGCTCCTCAGTAGCTGCGTTGCTCCATATTCAGTAGCTGAAATGCTGTCTCTAGATGTTTGTGGATTGCTCGCTCGACCCAGAGGTTTGAAGTAGCATTGCCAAAGCCGGTGTCGTTGTGCATTGCGTAAAGATGCTCAAGCTGCTTCGTAATCATCACCAGCCGGTCTACCCGGCGTTTATCGGCTTCCATCTCGGCGTGGGTTTCGGCGGGGTCGGTCATTTGGGAACTTCTCCTTTTTGAGCCAGTATTTGAGCCGGATGGCTGGGTCGTAGCGCGGTGGCAGAAAAACCAGTATGACTACCAAGACACCAAAGATAATCCAGCCGCTCATGGATGCGTCTCCAGATAGTTGACAAAGAACCGGTTCACTAAGGCACCGCGACGAACCGCCTTGACGGTACGCGCCGCCTCGGCCCCGGTTATACCCTGTAACCGCGTCAAGGCTAGTGCTGTTATTAGACCAGAACGGTTCCGCCCGCCCCAGCAGTGAACCAGCACGACGCCGCCCGCCTGGATCTCGTCGGCCACGCGCCCCGCGAGATACTCGGCCGTCACCTTCGACTGGTCGTAGATTCGACCGTCCGGGAGCGAATGGTGTTCATACCAGCGCACCTGTAGCTGGACCCTTGGGTCGGGCGTATGCCATAGGTTGACCACGCCGGTCACCTTGTGTCGCTTGATGACCTCGTCGCACTCAGCGTCGCTCAGCGTATGCGTACGTGCCGACTGCAGCAACCCCGGCGCGATCTCGTAGATCTTCATCATTAGAAATCTCTTTCTGGGTTTGGAAGTTCCATAGATTCGCCAGCGGCTAACCATTTACACGGTTTTGCCATATTCTTGGTGTTGGTAAAATCGTAGCGGAGGTCAGTCCACGTGTATTGGTGATTAACCAAACAACGACCGACTTCTTTGCGCGTTCCTTCCCAGCCGTGCAACTCGCCAAGATGTTGATTGGGAAAAAGCACCTGACGCGCTCGCCAGATATCAGATTTATGGCCCCACTCGGCCTCGGCCTTACGCGCATAACCTAGCTCGCTATCAAGCGAGCGGCCCGGATATTGCTTCTGGCTCTCCCACGATTCGCGGTATTCGCAGAGTAGGACCTGAAGCTGGAACATATCTATCTCGACACCATGATCGGCCCACAGCAATACGATTGCATCTTCGCAACTCTGGTGAGCCATCCGCAGCGCCGTAGGTGTATTGCTACGGTTGCCTAAGCCCCGGTCAGGGAAAATGTAACCGAGGGTATGGCGCGGCGACCACGCGCCCGCTGGCCGTATATCGGGCGTGGAGACCTTTAGGCCGTGGTAGCGCCGCAGGTACTCGATAAGCTTAATCGCCGCGTAGCGCCCGACCGTTGGAACCCGTAAGATCCTTTCCCAAGCGACCTCGTAAGCCTTCTTCGGGTCCATTGACGCGCACTGCTTTTCAAGCTTTGCCCAGCCGCTATCAATAAAATTCCGCGCCTCAGTTAGATAGCCATCCATCCAATCGGCTCGCCGAGCAGAACGCCGCTCGATACGAGTGGTGATTTTCTTCGCCGCATAGGACTCGTTTAACCAGCGCCTGAACCCGGCCGGATCAGACCACACATTTGCATAAGACCAATTATCCCAGAGCACTTCGCCGTAGGGTACATTGTACACTCCAATGTAGCAAAAGGCTCGCCACAGCCGCTCTTCTAGATCAGGTACATTAGACATCGCCGCGACCGTCGGCAGCTGCGAGTCTGGTCCCCCGGATGCGAGCTCCCACTTGCAAAACTCTGCAAAGAACCGGCGATGATCTTCGGTCGTGAATTTACCGGTCATATTCGGCATTTCATTCGTCCTCATCATAATCGTCTTCTTCCAGCCAATTCAGCAGAAGCCGCCGCGCCGTATCATCATCGTATTGACAAGGCGGCGACTTCATGTAATAAGCCGACGGCTCGATCAACGGGCCAACGACGTGACAGTCTTGCGCCACCGCTATGCAGCGAATCGCATCCATCACCACCCCGGCGCTGTTGGGTGAGTCCCAGACCTCGAGCTTTAGTTCTACTGACATCGGCGCACCGCCAAAGCCCTTACCCTCCAGCCGTATGTGCGCCCACTTACGGTCGCCGAGCCACGGGACGTGGTCACTAGGGCCGATATGTACGTCATCAGCCGGGAGCTCCGTTCCCATCACTGACGTAACCGCCTGAGTCTTGCTAATCTTCTTGGTCACCAGCCGCTCGCGCTCAAGCATATTGAGGAAGTCGGTGTTACCGCCGACGTTCAGCTGGCTGGTGCGCTCCAGTGCGATACCACGCTCTCGGAAGAGCGTGACGAGCATTCGGTGGACGATGGTCGCGCCGACCTGACTCTTGATGTCGTCACCGATACACGGGATACCTGCGTCATAAAACTTATTCTGCCACTCCGGGTCAGATACGATGAACGTAGGCATACAATTGATGAATGCGATCCCAGCGTCCAGCGCCGCCTGAGCGTAGAACCGGGCGGCGAGCTCGGAGCCGACGGGAAGATAGTTTATGAGCACGTCTGCTCGCATCCTTTCTAGCTCCTCAGCAACGTCCACAGGCACCGCGTCGCTTTCGTCCAGTGACTCGCTGAGGTACTTACCCAAACCATCCAGGGTGGGTCCCCTGAAGACCGCAACCTCGCTCGGGATGAGTTCGTCATCGGCTACGAATTGGAGAGTACAGTTTGGTTGGGCGAAGATCGCGTCAGTAAGCAGCCAGCCTACCTTGCCGACCGTAACGTCAAACGCCCCGACGATCTCTATGTCCGCCGGGGTGTAGCCGCCTAGCACTGGAGTGATTAGCCCGCGCGTATCATTACGCATGGAGTAGTAAGAGAGACCCTGGATAAGCGAAGAGGCGCAGTTGCCCACGCCTACGATTGCAACGCGGATCTTTCGCATAGATTCTCCTATCGGTCAGAATGAAAAAGCGGCGACGGTCGGATGGGGGGACCAACGACCGTCGCCTATCGAATCAGTGGCAACGATTGGCGAAGCAACCACTGACCCGAATCAAGGCGGCGACGGTCCGCGGAGGGGTGTCTTTGGACCGTCGCCTATCGGGTTCAGAGAGGCAATGCGACCGAACCCGAATCTCTAGCGGCGGCGACCCAGAAGAGGCCAGTAATCGAATCGCCGCCGCTCACCTTCCGCAGTACCCTTAACCCCTCTGCGGTCGGTTATCCTTCGGCCTTATTACAAGGCACGAAAACGTGATTGACGTATGGGCCGTATACGAACGTGCCCACGTAATCCTTGGCCGCGTCCATCGGTACCACGCCCCCGGTTGGGGCAACAACGAATACGCGCTCCTCCTTGGGTTGCTCAGGGTCCACCAGGAACCAGACACATAACCGTTCTTCAGCATCCGGCCCCATGTGTAGCGCCTTCGCGCCCTTGGGTATCTGATGTGTGGACATGGACTGCGCCGCAAGTACATACTTCCAGATTGATGCAGTAGTCATTTTCGCCTCTCATTTAACTTTTACCAGTGTACCCTGTACCGGGTCATTGCGCTAGGAAAATCTTATCGCTATTAGCGTCCTCCACTAGCACGCCCGCCTCGGCAGCAGCGCGCATGAAAGCGATTCGTGCCTTATTAGCCGGTAGCCTACCATCAATCGCTAAACGACAGGCATGGACGGCGTGCTGGCGCATAGCTGTATCTTTCAAGGTTAGCAGCACCAGCATAGCCTGAACCGGCGACTTGACAGCTCCGGTCCTGATCAACACCTTACCGAACTCGCGGCGTTGTTCCCTAGACGTTTTCATTTAACTTCTTCCTTCAATAACTTATCAAGATGATCAGCTACAACGCACATACGCCGATCAGCTTCAGCAAATGACATACCTTTTCGAATAGGCAAACTTATGCTTTTACTGCCGATAGTGATTCTTATCCGCTTACCTTCTCGACAAGCTTCATCAACCATATGGGCTATAATCGTTTCAAATGGAGGGGTCATTTCACCTCCTCCACCGGCTTCGCTGCCTTACGCTGGAGGTCGGCAGGGGTGGGCATACGCACGTCCACCAGGACCTCCTGGGCGCGGGTGACGGCAACGTAGCACAGGTTCACTTCCTGCTCCTGCTGCCACTCCTGTACCGCACGGGGAGAAGGCATGATTTCGCCCCGGCCTAGGATATGCACCACCGGCCATTCCAGACCCTTCGACTTGTGGACCGAGCTCAGGACGATCAGGGTAGCGTCGGCACCGACGTCGTCGAACATGGTACGAACCATTTCCTGCATCTCGGCTACCGTCTGCATCTTCTGCTCACGAGCCCGCTCCAAGAGGCACAGGATCGTGGCGTACTTGTCTTCATGACGGGCCAGCTTGGCCTCGTCAGCCGCCGCCTTGGCGGTCTCCCGGCCATTCCACTTCGTAAGGCGACCTTCAAAGGCGTCCAGCGTCTTCACCTTCCAGCGACCGACCAGAGCGACGAGACCTTCGCCGATACCGCGCCCTTCGATCTTGGCGGGCTTGCCTTCACGGATAAGGCGGAAGCAAAGCTCGACCAGCGGAGCGTTGGTGCGGCAAAGAACCGCCTGACCGGGGAGAACCGTATCGAGCATCTCGCGGTAGGTTTTGGTCAGGACCGCGCCGTCCATGGCGGTCGGAGCCGGTTGAATGTGGCTGACGTACTCGTGGGCCACTGCAACAACCGCCTTCGGGCAGCGCCAAGAAACTGAGAGTTTGAGGGTGATAGCCTTGAATAGATCCTTGATCATGTCCAACGACTTGTTGTCGGCCCCGGTGAACCCGAAGATAGCCTGATGGGGGTCGCCGACGGCAACCAGCCGCCCGGTACCCCGGCGCAGCATACGGCGAGCCATTTCGCGGCGTACGGCGTTGGTGTCCTGGGCCTCGTCGATCAGGACCCAGTCCTTCGGCCAAAAGCGTAGGTTCATGAGCAGCGGGAGGTAGCACATATCGTCGAAGTCGACGACGTCGCGCATGGAGTTGGAGGTCTTGAGCGCCCGCTCGGCGGCAACGCAAAGGTTCTGGATTTCGTAGTCGTCGGGCAACCGGTCGGCGACGTCGTGACGGTTGATGAGCTCAACCCAATAATTCGGCTTGACGAACTCGACCAGCCCCTTCACGTAAAAGCCGGTTTGCTTGGCGAGACCGACCAGCTGGCAGATCGCCGTGACTTCGCCGTCCTGCGGCTCGCGCCCCTGGTCGTCGAATATCGACTCGACGATGTTACGGACCTTCTTGTCGTTAATCGCGTCCTTGTTGTTCTTCAGCTTGTCGTTGGCGTTCATCAGCGCCTTCCAACCGGCCGAGTGGAATGTACCGGCTTCCTTGCCTTCCTTACCGAAGGCGGGGAGGCCCATAGCAGCGATACGCGCCTTGAGCTCCGCACCCATCTTCGTGTTGTATGCGCCGAGGAAAACCATACCCTTCATGCGGCGGACGCCTTCGACCAGAGTGGTCGTCTTGCCCGCGCCGGCAACCGCCTCCAGAACGCACGAGCCGTCACCGGTCTCGATCCAGTCGAGAAAAGCCTGCTGCTCGGGGGAGGGAGTGAAAACTTTGGTGATGGACATTTTGGTAAGCTCCGGGGAAAAGGGACCGCCCTGCGCGGCCCCGTTACGCACACCCTAAACGATATCCATCACTTTGTAAAGTGAGTTTCTATCCGTTCGTGCCGTTTTTTGGCCGTTCAGGTGCTAACCCATGATGTATGGCTGGGATAGAGTAAATCCCGGTGTCACTCTTATCGAGTTTGCCATCGAGCTTCAATTGGCTCATAGCATTGTAGATCTTTTGCTTCTCTTCCTTGGTCTTGAAGCCCATCTTCTCGATCATGGTACCAGAGTCTTGCGGCCCACTCTTTTCCAGTTCCCGCAGTACCCGGTCGCGCCAAACCCCGCCGTCCATCGTGCGCGGCCCCGGCTTGGCTTTCGACGCTGCCGGCGCGGCGATCGCCTTCTGCTTCGGCGGATGGAGGATCTTATTCGCCGCCCGGATCACTTCCAGTGCGATCTCATACTTGGCGACTTCCCGCTGGTGATTCACGATCTGCTGTTCAATCCATTCCTGATAGTTCATTTCGCATTATCCCTTTTTGGTTAGCCTGAGTTCCAAGCCAAGCTCTCTGAGCAAGGCGTTCATAGTCTTTGGGCGAGGCCAGGCAGTTTTCCCTCGCGCCAAATTCCCGATGGTAGAATGCGAGAGCTCACATCGCGCCGCGAGCTCCTTGTAACCGGCCTTACTGCCGAAGATCTCGCGACGCATTTCCTCGATCACTTCTTCGGCTTTGGTAAAGTTCTTGGGTTTACGCTGCAACTTGATCACGTTGTTCATTTCTTATCCTTAATCTTGTAAAAGAGTCGGTGCAGTTCCTCATTATCCCGCCAATTGACCTTGGACGATTTGACAGATACAACGCGCCCTCCCTCAAGATGACGTAGATGCGCCCGCCGCCAGTGGGCTATAGGCGACGCGTGAGTACCGCCCTTATCAACCCCGGTGCGTCCTCTCCCGGCTGCGCTCACAAAGTTGGCGACGTAGTCCTTCGTATTTACAATCGTGTGGCCTGGAATGGGCCACTTACCCTGCTTGACACGAACCCGGTTCAGCCTCTCCGGGGGATCCTTGGTAATGACTGGTATGGAGGCGTCGGCGAGCAGCCTGAGCATCGTGACCAATGGGTCAAGGCTATTGGCCCCACGCGCCGATAACTCCCCCTGAGTCTCCGGGTAGCCTCTACCGGGGTAAGTCATAGCCGCTGGGCTTACCAGCGTGTGCCCAGGACCATCGACCTTAAGCGAAACCATATCATAAACTAGGACGACGTTGCCCCGGTTAGGAGCGCTGACCCCATAGAGCTCTACGACGAGAATCGCCCCGTCCCAGTCAGGATGAGGCGTGATATAGTAGCCGTTGAATCCGCCTTCCCATGCTGAGACGCCGAGCCAGCTGTCATAGGGGTGCTGGAACTCCCCGGCTTCGAACATTTCTCGAGAGCGAGTCGATTCGGCCTTGATCATAGCGTTCGGGACATACCCGAAGTCGATCATCCGCCCTTCAGCGACACAATTGCTGAGAACCCGTTGGATAAAGTTGACATCCTTATCTTCAAGGATATTAAGCATCGGGTTGATAGCCAAGAGGCCGTCGCCCAGCAGCGTATTACGGAACGCCTCGGGTGAGCGGATTGGCCACTCACCCAAATGCGTTATGACCTCGTAAATAACCTGTCGGGCCGACTTCTGATCCATGATGTCAACCATCAGAAAGGTATCTCATCATCGAGGTCGCGGCTGGACTGTTCGCGGCGCTGCTGTGGCTTAGGCCGCTCTTCCCGGTGCTCAGGCTCGGACTCGCGCTCCGTGCTACCCTGCCGCTGCAGCTGGACGCTACCGCTATATGGCCGGATAACGATCTCGGTAAAGTAAACGTTATCGTTTGGCCCGCGTTCCCATTTGCGGGTTTCGATCGTGCCTTCGATGTAGACGAGGTCGCCCTTTTTGGCGTACTGCTTGACGAAGTTACCAGCTTGTTCAGAGAAGATCACGACCGTATGCCACTGGGTGCGCTCCTGGCGATCACCATTCTTATCTTTCCAGGACTCCGAGGTCGCGACCCGTAGGTTCACGATATCGCCGTGCTGGCCCTTGGCCTCTGGGTCAGCGCCGAGCCGCCCTACGATGATTGCTTTATTGACATGAATTGCCATTGGCCTCTCCTTTCTTATCCCACCTTACTATGGTTCCGGCTAAAAAGAAAGGGGCCATTTCGGCCCCTTCCATTTAAGTCACTGGAATCACTGGATTATTCAGTGACCTTGACCCCGGCGTCCACCATGACCCGGTAATGCTCGTACGCGCCGGGGAGCCCACCGGTCATTTCGTAATCGGCGGCATCCAGGAACAGCTGCTCTTCCCAATTACCGATCGTAGCGCCGGCAAAGTGAGGCACGAGCGCGGCCCATTCCGACGTAGCCCGCAGCGCCTCGAACTCGAGAACGCCCTTATCTTCAGCAACCGGCGCATCCCACGCCTTGAGCACGGCGATAGCCGCTGCCGCCCCGGCCTCGGTAGCGTAATCGTCGGGAACCGGCGCATAGAAGTCAGACTCCGGCGTAGACTCGGCCCAGCGCTGACCGTCGTCGTCGAACGCGACGACCCAGCGGGCAACCTTGCCATCGTAATACGGGTAGAGGGTCGAAGACCAAGATTCGAAAACGTCGTCCATTTTAGTACTCCTGAAAAGGGCGGAATTGCCCGAGCCCCATATGTAGCCTAAACCGATGCTTTTGTAAAGGAAAATGTTACCACTTCTGCTGGTATTTCCCGTGCAGCTGCCAGAAATCGGCGTACAGATCATGGAGCCTATCGTCCTCCACGCTGTCCTTGAAATTATCATAATCGATGTCCATTACCCGCTTGGCGACCAGCTTGGCGAACGCTTTGCGATTCACGAACACCCGGTAGGCGTAGTCGGTGTCCTTCGAGGTATGGATCTTCTTGCCGGGGAACAGTGTCGCCAGATGTTCGCGCTTACGGGCGCGGACCTTGAGGACGGTGGGCATATCCGACTCCACCGCCGAGACGAAGGCGTTATTAAAGCAAATCCACATGATTACGCGCTCCTAGTATTGAGCGCGGCGACGGTTATGCGGAGCGCATCGCGAGCCCAGATGGGATCCTTGCCGTCAGCTTCGGCAGCAGCGACATTTTCGCTGATCTTGAAGGCGCGCATGCGCAGTTCAGGACCGGTGAGGTGGGCGAGGGTAGCGACTTCGAAGTCGTAAACGTTACGACCGTCGACGGTAGCGATGAGGGTAGCCATAAGGGTTTCTCCTGGGGCGAAATTGCCCGAGGCCCATATGTAGCGTGTTTTGGTAGATATGTAAACCCCTCATTTCCCTTTTTGTGCGGCCACGACCATCTCGAAGAGGCTAGTGGTCTTGAACCCCATGGCCGCTACCCGTTTGCAAAGCTCGCCGAAGTCCAGCTTCTTGTCGGCGCATTGCTGCACCCAGTCAGCGATCTCTGGGTTACGGGCGACGAGTACGACTTCAACATTCGGGTCCATCATTTCCTCCTCTTCGGCTTTCTCTTGAAGCCTTTCGTTGCGTAATACAACCGAACCTGCTTGGCGGTAAAGGTCCTACCAGATGGGGACTTGTACTTTCCGCCTTTGACTTTCCTGAACGGCATTGAGGCCTCCTTTAAAGAGTTGCTTAGGACGACCCTCTCCTTTACGCACCCGTTCGTACTTATCAAATTCGCACAGAATATTCTGGGTGTCCTGCCCATCCGGGGGAACCCAGCCCGCCTCGTAGAAGTGAGGCGCTAACCGTAGCCTGAGTTCGCTGACCCTGAGCCGGAACTCATCTTCCTTCCAGCTTTGCTTCAGTGGCCGTTTCATCAGGCGGTTGAGCCCGCGCCTGGAACCCGGCCCGCTGGCCGAGAACGAATTCCAGTCGGTCGCTTTGCTCAGCGCCCCGGCGTGCTTGATATCGGCTATGACCTGAGCGGACATGAACGAAGCCAGCCCATACCAAAGCCCCAGCTGCATATGCCAAGCCGTGAGGGTATCCCCCGGCTGCGGCCGGACTAGGTGCCGGGCTTTCCAGAGAGGCTCGAAGACCTCGTTGGCTAGGTAAACGCCCTTGCTGCCTTTGTGCCGTGTACCGATCATATAGGCCGCGCCAAAGGTCTTTTCGCCGGCAAGGCGGCGTTGCTCGCTAATCTCGATGAACCTCTCCCTGTCCCACGGCAGGGTTGCGCCGCCGAGAGCCGCCAGCATAGGTATGTTGTTCATATGCCGAGCGACGACGAATGCGTGCCAGAGATCTGGATTATCCGCGTTCGGCTCACGCCAGTTGACCCGCAACCAATCGGTCACGGTGTCGAGCTCGCGGTAGATGTTGCAGAATCGGAATCGTTGAAGGATGTGATCGTCGGTCCACTGCGCGGGATCTACCCCGGCTTTGCGCCGCAGGTAGATAAGATGCCGCTTTTGGGCAAATTCCCATATCTCGCGGACACGCATATCATCGAATAATGATACGGATCCGCCGCCCACACCCGGCGACGGATCAGTTGCTGTCAGGCAGCTTTCTTCTTCTTCTTTTTTGGGGCTTCTTCGCCCTCCGTTTCGGCGTCGGCGTCGCCTTCAGTTTCGGCCGGAGCTTCGCCCGGAGTGAGAGTGATATAGCCGTGGGACGAATCGTAGGTAATGTCAGTAGCACTGACACCCGCCTCCTTGGCTTCCTTCACGGTCATGCCGTCCTCGTAGAGAGCAAACCGATCATAGGCCAGAGAGCCGGCACGCTTTGGGTTCTCGCGGGTAGGATTGCCTTCGGCGTCAAGCTTTCCACGCACAGTGATGATTGAATTTTCATCAACCCGCTTGCGTACTACTTCATCGTTCATTTCTCGTTCCTTTCGTTTGGTTACTGGGGTAATCGCAGAGGACCGCGCATCAATGCCGATAGACCTCAGAACTCTACCTTCACGATATGCGCGGTCCTCCTTTATGATACGGACGATTTCGGCCGGGTCATCAGGCGGCGTGGCTGCGGCCTCAACAACCTTTGACCAAAGAAGCTCTTTGGCGTCTTGGTGGAGCGGCCCTCCGCCCTTCCAAGTCTCGAAGGCATCTACTAGGCGTGCTCGATCTCGGCCTTCGGCGAACCGAAGAAGATCGTTTATTAGCCCTCGTCCATACTGCTCCACGAGATCGCCTGATGTGGATGCATACACATCATCCATCTGCGGGATAGGGTGTAGGCGAGCGGTTCGGGTGTCGTTAAACACCAGCACTTCACCATTCCCATTCCGCGTTATGACAATGCAATGCGACACCAGTTACCTCGTCCGTCTTTCTCATGCACCTATCACCTTTACCTTGTATTTCCCGCGTTGTAAAGAACTTTTTT